TACCCGCCGGATTCCCCCAGCGCGTACTCCAGCTTGATCTGCACCCGCTGAGTGACGATCTCCTCAAGCCGCGCCTGATCCTTTTCGGTGAGTTTCCCGTTCCGGCGTTTTTTGAGTAGAGATTGGACTTCCTTGTCGTAGGAATCGAGCTGTTTCAAAACCTCGTCCGAGCGCGAATCCTTGACGCCCAGCCCGGAGAGGATCTTCTGGCGCTCCTCAACCGCTTGGCGCAGCTGATCACTGTCCGCCTTGAACTCGTCCACATAGGACTTGACGATTTCTGAGGTTTCCTGCTTGCCGTCGGTCCAGGTGGCGTTGAGCCGGGAGAGCCAATCCTTTGATTCCTCGATCCCGCCGAAGCTGTCCGGGGTCAGGCCGAACCGCGCGAACGCGTCATTTCCAGTATCGAATACGGTGGAGGCTTGCTGCTCCGACCATTCCTTGGCTGTCTCCGCCATGCCCTGGAGCGCTTCGCGGGCTTCTCTAGCACCGGAGGCGTAGTCGATCCAGCGGTACGCGCCATACAGCGCCGCCGCTGCGACCGCCGCAATGCCGACGGGTCCCAAGAGGCTCCCACACGCGGCCAGCACACCCTTCATCCCGCCGCCCGCGGAAACCGCGGTGGTGATCAGTTTCCCGAACCCGGTGGAGAACGTTCCGACGGCGGTATTCAGCTTGCCCAGCACCAGAATCCCCGGTCCGATCCCGGCGACCCACGCGGCCGCGGTGATCAGTGCCTGGCGCTGGCCCTCGTCCAGTTCCATGAGGCTGTCCAGCAGATCGTGCGCGCCAGAGATCATTTTCTTGAGGGTCGGGGAAAGGTCGTCGCCGATCGTCTGCCCGAGCAGCTTCACCTTGTTGCCGAGGATCGTGATCCGGCTCTGGGTGGTGGCGTACCGAGTGGATGCCTCCTTCGTCAGCGCGGTATTTCGCTTCCACTCGTCGTTTGCCATGGTAAGAGACTTCCCGAACAGCTCATTGGCATTGGTGGCGCGCAGCAGCGTATCCCGGAGCCTGACTTCGGTGATGCCCATGTCCTGCAGTGTCGCGATGGCGCTGATTCCGGACTCGTCCATCTTCGAAAGGCCCACGATGAACGCCTGAATGGCAGACGCCGCGTCAGTCTTCCATGCCTCACGGAATTCGGAGGACGTCATGCCGGAGACCTTCGCAAAATCGGACAGGCCGTTCTTCCCGGTCTCCGCGGCCAGCTGCATCTGCACCATGATCTTGCTGAACGCAGAGCCGCCCGCTTCGGCCTCGATGCCCACTGACGCCAGCGCAGCGGAGAAGCCCAGGATCTGCGATTCGCTAAGCCCGACCTGCGTGCCAGCGGAGGCGAGCCGAGTCGCCATGTTGACGATGTCCCGCTCCGTGGTGGCCATGTTGTTGCCGAGCTCGACGATGACCGAGCCCAGACGCCCGAAGTTGTCCTGGGCCATGCCAGTCACGTTGGCAAACTGGGCGAGCGCCGTCGCGGCTTCTTCAGAAGCCAGGTTCGTCGCGTTGCCCAGGTCGATCATGGCGCGTGTGAATGGCGTCAACGCAGCGTTCTTGATGCCTAGCTGGCCCGCATTCTCCATGACGGCAGCGATCGCGTTGGTATCCGCCGTCACCTGGGTGGACATGGTCTTTACATCGGAGGCAAGCCGCTTGTACTCACCCTCAGTGGCATCCACGGTCTTCCGCACGCCAGCGAACGCTTCCTCGAAATCGATGGACGCTTTGGCGGCGGCGACGCCCAGCCCGGCGAGCGGAACAGAGACGAATGTGGTCAGTTTCTGTCCGGTGCGCTCCAGCGCCTGGCCGGCGGCGGTGGCCTTCTTCCCAAAGGACTCCATGGCGGCGCCCGAGGCGAGCCACTTCGAACGTGCTTTTTCAAGCCGCTGTGTTGTGCTCTGGATCGCGGCTTCGGTTTCCTTGAGCGCGGCCTTGGCATGGTTGAGGTTGGTTTCTGCCTTCGTCACTGCGTCAGCGGCGCTCTGCATGGACTTTCGGCTGGCGCCTAGCTGGCCTTCCAGCCTCTTGATCTCCGCGCCGGTCGCCTTGTACTGTTCCTCGAGGTCCAGCAGTTCCAGCCCGAGCCGGTTGGATTCGTCGCTGTTGTCGCCGGTCGCCTTGACGCTGGCCTGGTAGGCCGCGCGGGTCTGATCGATCCGGCCCTTGAGGTCGGCGTACTTCGTCCGGGCGCCATCCAGCGAGGTGTTCAGTTCATCATTCTTCCGGACGGCGGCCGTGAGCTTCGCGTTGGCGGCGTCCAGTGCACGCCGGTACTGCTCCACCGCCTTCTGCTGGAGGGCCAGCTTGTCCCGGAGCATAGAGAGGTTCGCGCCCAGCCCGGTGGCGGACTTCTCAAACCCGGCCACACCGGCGCCCGCCTTCTTGAACCGGCTCTCCGCCTGCTGGATCTGCTTATTGATGCTGCCAAGGTTCCGGGAGAAGTTGTCCGAGTCAAGGGATAGCGACACGACGAGGTCGCGCAGGGTTTCGGCCACAGGTATCGCCATCCTCTCACAAGAAAATCAGCGTGGCCGTTGCGGCCACGCCTCGTCGATGAACCTTCGTTTCGGGATCTTTGCGCACTCTTCGTGCCGCGCGTCCCAGGCGCGGACAGAGAGAAAGCCGGGCATGTCCATGCCGTCGATGTCGGTCATGGTCCACCCGGCTTTCAAGAGTTCGTTGTAGGTTGCCAGGATGTAATCGTGCAGCGTCAGGACGCTTTCGTCTCCTGCGCTGCCGGAATAGGGAATTCCGAGAGCACGGAAGTGGCTTGCGCCTGGACTGCCATCATGGCGAAGGTGACGTCGTGGATCAGGCGGTCCACCGGGTAATGATCGAATACGTCATCAGCAGCGAACTGGTTTCCGAAGAGGATGCAGAACCAGCGGACCAGCACGTCCATGGCTTCCTCAACGCTGGTTTCGTCGGGAACGGCGTTGCCTTCCAGCGCGCTCTTCGCGAGTCCGGTGATGTGGGCGTGCATTTTTGCGGCGGGCCCCATCTCGCGCAGCGCGCGCCCCGACACGAAATCAATGGAGTACTTCTTCTCCCCAAGGGTGCAGGTGATCATGATTGGCGCTCCCTTCTAAATAGAATCAGTCACAGAATCAGGTGCCGGAAGGCGTGACCACCGGCGTGTACACGCTGGACAGGAAGGCCGCAGCCTTTTCGGCGGTGAACCCGTTCTGGCCCTCGTCAGCAATCGCCTGATAGCGTCCATCATTGGTACGCTTGAGGAACGACCACTCGAGCTTGCCGGTCTGCCGGGTCAGCGTTTTTCCTTCCTTGGTGTGGTACTGCTCGGTCGCGGGCTTGGCGCGACCCTTGAAGAGCCACACGTATCGGTACGTTCCATCCGCCTTCTCGCTCTTAAACCCAAGCGCAAAATAGGGCGGCGAATCACCCGCGGCGCGGAGGAGCACGCCGTTGTCGTCAATGGTGTTGCCCAGGATCATCTCCTGGAGCGCGAGCGGAATGTCCGCCATCTCCATGGTCAGCTTGACGTCGGGATGAGGTAGATGCATCAGCGCCGTACTGCTTTGCAGCAGCCGGTTTCTGCACATCCCCTCTTAAACCGTACGGACACCTCTCGGTGTATACGGCTTGCCATTTGTCATCTGCCGTTTGGCTCATGGATTCTATCGTGACATTGAGGGCATACAGCCAGCGTTTTGCGCCGCTTTTTCCTCATCAGCGTTTCCCAGTCAGAGCTCCCTGTCAGGTCGGCCATTTTGCGGACGTGGTGCATCACCATTTCCTTGGTTTTTGCTCCACATAGTTCGCATTCGCCTGTTCTTAATCTCCCTGCCAGTGTGTTAGGCGCATCATACTCCCTGAATTGGGGTAATGTGTCGCCGACGTTCTGCACGGGTTGTTTTTTGCGTTTGAATCCCCCATCGTAGAAGTAGCAGTGCCTTGTTCCGCTTTTCGTCCCGTATGGTACCCTAAATTTCCCATCCACGCTGAATTTGGCAATAGCCTGCTTCATGCTGATGCGGTATTTCCGCGCAAAGGTCTTGTACATGCTGTATTCCATGATGTATGCAAACTTGCTGATGACCGATGCGTTATGGGCAAGGGCATAGTAGTTGTACAGTCCACGGATTTCAGCATTATACTTACTGATGATTCGTACGTCCTCCAGGTTGTTCAAGTCCCCTCGATGGATCGGCACCCATTTTTCCTTGTTATGGGTGTCCGTTGTGATGCGCATTGCGTCCAGCGCCATCAATTTACTGGCCCATTTTTCATGGGGCACCAGCAGCTTGATATTGGCGGTGCACACGCGCATGATATCGCCATCCTTGCATCTTTTCCGTATGCCCTCATAGTTTCGGGTTATGTCATAGCTCAAAAACCGCGCCAGTTCGGATGCGTGCGTGATCTTGGTTTTCTCATCAGACAATTCCAGCTGTAATTCTTTTGCCAGAAACGTCTTTATGTCCGCCTTGATTGCCTGCGCATCTTCGTTGCTGCCGATAACGCCGATGATGAAATCGTCTGCGTAACGACAGTACGTCAGGCGTTTGTAGTTTTCGCTGGCTGGCATATAATGCGGAACTCGCATGAATCGGTTCCGAAATTCTTTGCACTGTTGGAGTACATCTCGCTTTTCCTGCTTATCCAACGTTCCCCAGTGGGGTTTGTGCTTTTTGCGCAGCCTGGCTAACCGTTGACGGTCGAGGTGATACTTGGGGTTGATGCGGCGGTATGGCTTTCCCACATTGAATCTTTGCGCATACATCTCCATGTGCGAATCCAGTTCATGCAGATAGATGTTGGCAAGGATTGGGCTCACACCAGAACCTTGGGGCGTACCACTATATGTATGGTGGTATGTCCATTGCTCCATATAGCCCGCACGCAGTAATTTCCACATGAGCTCAATGAATTGTTCGTCGGCGATACGCCTGCGAAGAATTCCAATGAGCACATGATGGTCAAAGCTATCAAAGCACGCCTTGATATCGCCCTCCACGAACCAGTTGATTCCTGTGAAGGTGCTTTGGATCTGCGCCAGCGCCGTATGGCAACTATGGTCCGGCCTGAACCCGTGGGATTTGGGAGAGAACGTCGGTTCGTAGATGCTTTCCAGCAGCATACGCACCACTTCCTGAACCAGCTTGTCCTCACTGGACGGTATACCCAATGGGCGCTTTTTCGTACTGTTCTTTTTCTCGATGTACGATCTGCGCGCCGGATTTGGCTGATAGCTGTGGTCTTTCAGCCGCTCAATGATTCGCTGGATTCGCTTTTCGCCCATTCCATCGATGGTCTTGTGGTCACTTCCCGGCGTCATATTGCCCGGCGCGGCGTATATCCGCTGATATGCCAGCCAATAGAACTCGGGGTTGTACAGATTTCGGTAAAGCCGCTCAAACCTGTACGTAGAATCCTTAGCCTTTTCGGCCAGATTTTCCAATACTGTTTTCGGACTCCTCAATGCCTCTCGCATCCTTCCTTTGTAGTATTGGAAGACAAATTGCTTCCCTTCGCCATGTGGCTGGCTTTCCCAGCCTCGGACTACTACGGAAGCTCTGTTGCCATATTGGATATTCAGGGCTCGCCCATAGCCGCTTGCGGCACTCCAACGTAGGCAATCACCGTTTTGTACAATGAAGATATGAGCTTGCTATGGTATCGGATGTGGTTTTCGCCATTTGTCCGCACCTTGCGGCTGGTTTGTCCCGAGTACATTGCGAAATCATCCCGACCCTGTGATTTCACCGGGACAGCGGCGTTTCAACTTCCCATTTCGCCGCGGGCGTCTATATTCCCAACCTCTGGCTGCCATTTAAGCAGTATAGCTTTCATCCTCGTCCATCGCTTTCCATCTTGGCATTCAGTAGCGCCTTGGGTAGTTAAGGCGACTTATACCTTCTTACGGCATGCTATTGTCCCGTGCTCAGTTTCCCTCGCAGGTAAGCCGCTGATGGCAGGGTGCGGGGCTTTATTGGCCTCGCGGTTGCACTTTAGCCTGGCGCTTGCTCAGGGCGCATTCTTCATTGCCTGCGCAAATAGCTCACGCTACTTGCTTACGGTCGCACGTCAGGGTACACGACGTCACCCTCGACGTCATCGTAGTATTGCACCTCAGGATCAGCGTTTTCCGGGGCAATTTGCGCGTCGATGGCGCCGGCGAGCAACTGCAGCGTACCATAGGCGAGCGTGGCTTCGGTATCGGTGGTCAATGGCGCGAGCACCACGTTTTTCAGACCGACGGTGCTGGATACCGCGGGGGATGCGGTGGGTTCAGGCATGTGAGTTCCTCCGTTCTGTTGTTTCTGAATTACAGAAGCCCCCGTTTGTTGAGGGCTTGGTTCAGGAGCTTCTTCATTTCTTTATAGGCTTCGTCCGCCTTGGCGTCGAAGGCCGGGCGTACGAACGGGTGCGGCGGCGCGGGATGCGGGCCGCCATGCCCGAACTCGACTGGCTGGGCATATGGCGCGCCGCCTTCTGCGGCGTGGACACCGACCGTCACCCGAGCGCCACGCCGCCCGGACGCTTTCTTGATTCGGAGCGCACCGCGCAGATTCCCGGATTGCGGGCGTGGATCGGTGCTGGCGTTCTGGATCATCTGCTCCAGAACCGGCTGCGCGGCTGTTTCGAGTATCCGGTTGGCAGATGCCCCTCCGCCCGCGTCCGAGCGCAGAAGGTCGGCCATCCGGGCGAAGTCCTCGCGTAACTCCGTACTACCCTGGAATTCAAGGCTCATGGCGATGCCTCCATCCAGAAAACCCACGTCCAGGATACGAGATACTGGCGCGATTCTTCGTCGGGCGAGGCACGCTCGTCTTCCTCCACCATAGCGAAGCCCGCTGCGCGCATCGCGGCTCGAACCGCTAGGATAGTGTCAGTGGGATCGGGATCGCTCCAGAGGTTCAGGTAGACGTATACGCGATAGCTGCAGTGAGAATCATCCCAATGCTCCTCCTCGGTGGTCATTGTAGTGTAGACAATGTATTGCGCCGGCGCGGCCGGCTGCGCGGCGGTGGGCTTCCAAGCGCCCGGAAAGGCGGGGATGCCAGTGGGGCTCAGCGCGTCCTGTACCCGTTTCATCAGCCCACCGCCTTTACGGACGTCGTGGTCAGCTTAAGGTACCGGCGCTTGAAGTCGTACTCGCCCAGCTTCGTGATCCCGTACTTCTCTTCCCGGAAGCGCACCCACATGCCGGGCGCAATGTCCCCGCGACAGCGGATGATAAAGCGCAGCCCGTGCTCGGCGGTCTCGGCGTCTCCGACGAAAAGGTACCGCGAGGAATCATCCTCGATGCCAGCCCACACCCGGCAGACGATCTCGTCCGTTTCCACAGGGTAGCCGTTCTCGTTGGCTGCGTTTATCGTGCGCCCAATCTCGACCATATGCCGGAGCTGGCCCGGATGCGGGGTGTTGCGCTGCATGGGCCTGCCTCCTTAAAACATCTGTTCAATGGCGCGGTGCGGATAGAGCAGCGCCCGAAACGCGGCGGTCATGACGTTGTAGCCGTTCTTCTCAGAGCTGTCCCGGCATTCGTAGAAATGGGAGGCCATGAGAAGCACAGCCAACCGCATAGCCTGCGGCGCGTTTGCGTCAAAGGACGTGCGACAGAAGTCCTCGGCGGCTGCCTGGGCCTGCATGAGAAGGGACGCGAGCAGCGCGTCCTCCTCGTCGTGCTGGATACGCAGGTGCGCTTTCAGCTCGGGGACAGTGACGGTCATTCCCGCATCGCCTCAGTTTCCATGAGGCCGACGGCGCGGAGCGTGTTCAGCAGGGCGTTGAAATCCTCACGGAGCGCGGCGATGGTCGCAGCCTCACTGTCCGAGAGGAAAGGCGCCTTCGGCATGGAAAGCGCCTCGCCGAGCCCGGAGACCTCCGCTCCGGGCAGAAAGGTCAGTTTCCCGCCGATGACGGTTTCC